AAAATCTAATGAGTACCATCGAAGAAGACGAAGACTCGTGGTCGAGCATTTACTCACGCATAAGCCGATCCGGGGCATCTAAGTTTACATCAACCGGAACCGGAGCAATCACGCAAGCGAACGTAGTAGCTCTGAACTTCACTGGCGCAGGGGTTACGACGCAACCGACTGCAACAGGAGCCTTAACGGTCAATATCCCTGGTATGGGGGCCTTGCTTGAAGCAACAGGTAATGTAAACGCACCTGCTTACTTACTGACTAACGTTTATGCAACTGTGCAACCTTCAGGTTGTTCACCAGTTGGAGTGACACTGATACCAGGTCGCTACCTCGTCATGGCAACACTTGACATAAGCGGATGCACAGCCTCCGACATTGTTGGGGCACAGTTATACAACGTCTCGAACTCCACTATCATTACTACAAGTATACAATATGGGCAGGTTTCAGGTACTGGGAACTTGGAACTTGAGTTATCCTGCTACGTTTATGTCTCTACGCCTTCGTTGATCGTCGTGCAGGCTCAGAATGCGGCGGTTGGGCGTGGGCAGATAAACATGGCAAGGACAAAAATAGATGCAGTTCAGATAGCATCATCATCATTGTCACTATCTCAAGTAGGAATATCATCATTTACACCTAGTATTGGTAATAGTACAGTAGTAACTATAACGGGCTTTGGATTTGTTACAGGGGGAACAGTTTCGTCAGTATTATTTGCTGGTTCTCCTGCTACAAATATTGTAGTTGTCAACGATACAACAATTATCTGTACGAGCCCTGCATCTACAGGGGTCGGCGCCATAACTGTAACTATGACAAACGGTATGTTTGCAAACTCTTCTTCGTCATACAATAATGGAGTGCCTGTAGCTTCAGGTGGAATTACCACATACACTACAAGTCAAGAAATCCACACATTTTTAACTAGTGGTACACTAACCCCAACACTTGCTATTTCAGGCGTGTCGGCTCTTATTGTAGCGGGTGGCGGTGGTGGCGGAATAGGTGGTGGTGGTGGTGGTGGTGCAGGCGGATTTTTGAACGAGACAGGAATATCCTTAACTGCAACTGGCTATACAGTCACAGTAGGTACTGGGGGTGCTGGTGGAACTACTCAAAGTGCAACAGCGCCAAACGGCGGAAACTCTTCATTTGCTTCCTATACTGCTATAGGCGGCGGAGGTGGAGGTGCTGGCGGTGATGGTGTATATGGAAACTCTGTATCAGGTGCTTCTGGCGGTTCTGGCGGCGGCGGGGGTGGCTATGACAGCGGTTCTGGTTCTGGGCGTGCCGGGGGTTCTCCTACAGCAGGTCAGGGCTACGCTGGTGGTAACGGGGCAGGAAATGCCTCCAGCTTCTATGGTGCAGGTGGTGGGGGTGGTTCCTCTGCCGTAGGTTCTGCAGGTACGTCATCAGCTGGCGGTGCTGGTGGCGCTGGTACATCTAGCTCTATCTCAGGTATTGCAACAACTTATGCCGCTGGTGGAGCAGGTTCCGGCGCATCAGGTGGAACACCACCGGCAGCTGCTGCTAATACAGGTAATGGCGGCGATGGAGGGTCGAATGGGTATGCCGGATCGGCAGGCGGAAGTGGAATAGTAGTAGTTTCACTTCCTTTTTCTGGTGCAGTTAAGCCCCCGCAAGGTATATCTAATACAAACTTAGCTTTGCAGCTGCTTATGACTGAGGGAAGTGGCGGGTATGTTTATGACAGCAGCAGTTACAATAGAGTCTTTACTCTACCCTCTGGATACTCCTGGACAACAAATGCACAGGGAAATCCGGCCATCTCAATTGTTTCTTCCTCATCGACAGCTGCCATAACTGGTTCAGATGCCAACATGCCAGTAGGTACATACAAAACAATTGTCGCTAAGTTCAAAGTATCTTCACCTTCAACAGAATCATGCCCAATTGGCTGGGGTAATGGTTCTGGTGCTGGTACTGGGTGCGGCTTGTTTAATATTAGTAGTACATGTGGATGCAGCAACGGATCATCGAATTACAATCCGGGTGGAACTTTAAGTGGTTCTGCCTGGAACGTGGAGGTAGTTACTATTTCCGGCAACAGCGTCTCTGTTTATTTGAATGGGGTTCTTGAGGGTACGGGAACATTAACACAGAATGTTGTTTTAGGTGGTACAACTTGGCTAGGAGCACTAACTCCATATAGTCTTTATAACCCTGGGTACATATACGATTATGTTGCCGTATGGGGCCGTGTCCTTAATTCCAGTGAAATCGCCCAACTAACGTAGCAACAGACAAAGAAAAAGCCCGAACGCAGTAGGATACGCTCAGGTTTTTTCAGAAGAAATATAAAAACCGTCTTGCAGGACTGTTTTTATAAGCGATGTTTATATATCCGCCGAGGATACAGTGGCATTATATCACACGATGTAACAGTTGTATATAGTTCACGTAAAATATTTCTATCTTTTTAGCCTCCCGGTCAATGGGCGGCTTTTTTTGTTACCCGTTCCGCGCGCATAAGGAGATTACCATGATATGTATTCGTATAGCCCTGATTTTGTTGATTGCACTCACCTGCCTGCCATTGCAGGCGCAAACCTACCTGAATACCGGTACGGTAGTTGGGGCGGCTGCTGCCGGCTCTTCGGTGAAGGGTAATCCGGTATATATTGGCGGTAAGAATCCGTCGGGCAACGTCGTACCGTGGGCGCTGGATGCAAACGGGTACTTATTCCTGTCACAATCGAATAGCCTGATAGGTTCAGTGGCTCAGTATGGCTCGTGGGTGCTAGGTACAGGAAGCAATGTGATAGGCGGTGTTACACAATCTGGCACGTGGAATGTGAGCGTGTCTAACTTCCCGTCTACCCAAGCGGTAACAGGGACATTTTGGCAGACGACGCAACCGGTTTCAATTGCTACTTTGCCCTCACTGGCGGCAGGAAGCAACACAATAGGCAATGTTAACATTAATGGCACAGTCCCCGTGAGTGGTACATTCTGGCAGACTACTCAGCCGGTATCTGGATCAGTCTCAATAACTGGCACTCCATCGGTGATCGTGTCTAACTTCCCGTCTACCCAAGCGGTAACAGGTACATTCTGGCAGACTACGCAACCAATAAGCGCATCGTCACTTCCTCTGCCGTCAGGCGCATCAACATCCGCAAATCAGACTAATGTGCAATCTGCCCCTGGTACGCCGCAGACTACAGCGATCACTATTCAAGGAAATTCGAGCGGAGTCGCAGTGCCAGTTAGCGGTACTGTGGCAATATCAGGCACTCCTACTATCTCAGGCACAGTCACAGCCAATGCGGGCACTAACCTTAATACATCCGCGCTAGCATTAGAGAGTGGGGGCAACCTCGCAACCGTTGCGACAAAAACGACTTCTATTGCTTCCACGCAGACATCTGGTTCGCAAAAAACGCAGATTGTAGACGGTAGCGGGAACGTTATTGCATCAACATCTAATGCACTGAATACTTCTGCCACGGTAACAAATCAGATTACAGGCTATGCAACTTCGGCTAATCAGACAGCGGTTCAAAGCTCACCGGGTACGGCGCAGACTATGGCGCTCACAATTCAGGGCAACGCATCAGGCATAGCGGTAACTGTTCAATCTACTCCTGTAACCGGTAATATTCAGAACTTCCAGCAGACTACTACGGCCTCAACCGCGGTGCATTTGACATCTACGTCATATGTCGTGCAGAACTTCGTAACGTTAACAGAATCTCAATCAAGCAGCGGGAATATCTACATCGGAACAAGCAGCTCTTACGCAACGACCGGGTACATATTGCAGCCTGGAACGTCGGTAATCATCCCGGCAGGCCAGAATATAAATACGTTTTATTTGAACGATGCGACAAGTTCAGATACCGTCTCGATATTTGGGAGTTAATGTTGTGCGACTATTAAATACCCTTATCATTATATTGATAACGCTTGCGCAAGCGTTCGCTGCGCCTTTGCCGAATGCTACAACGGTGATAAAATCAGGATTCCATTATATTCCGATTCAAGCACCATTGTATCCTACGGCGTTTTACGCTAACCTTCTCGCAAATGGTGGGACAATCCCCGCATCGTTAACATTTGCCAGATCGTCCGCCGGGGCATACTACAACTCGTCGGGCGTACTCATGTCTGCATCATCGGGTTCACCACGATGGGACTACAATCCCACTACTTTAGCGTTTAACGGGCTATTAATGGAGCCGTCGGTAACGAATCAGGAAATATACTCTAACACTCCCTCTAGTTGGATGTTAGGTGTAGGAAGCGTTGGTACACTCACCGCGAATGCAGCAACAAGCCCGGATGGGACTACAGACGCGGCCAGCTATAGCGACGGCACGAGTACCGCAACTCACTTGCTGTATTCGACTGCAACGATTGCCCCTTACACTTACGCTTTTAGCGTCTATGCAAAAGCAGGCACGGCGACGATATTGCAGATGCTACCATCCTCCGCCGCGTTTGGCTCTTCCGCCTACGCGAACTTCAAATTAAACACGGGAACAATCGGATCATCAACGGGTTGTACGCCTTACATACAGGCATTACAAAATGGATGGTATCGTTGCAGTTTAGTCCAATTATCATCGGGTTCGGGTACGAACAACATGTATATCACTCTTACCAATAACAACGACTTGTTAGGTAGAAACCCCAGCTATCTAGGTACAAACGAAACGCTTTATCTTTATGGATTTCAAACGGAAATCGGGGCAGGGGCAACATCTTATATACCGACCACATCCTCAACCGTAACCAGATCGGCAGATACTTTGTCAGGTACCTGCCCTTGGTATAACTCGGCTCAAGGTTCAATGGTTGCAGAATTCGCTCAAGAAGCAACTGTTGGTTCGGGTTCGACTGAATATATATCGGCGGTATCAGATAGCGCAAACAGCAACAAAACTGTCATTGCGTATAACCCTACAAACGGTGTATATGCATCTGCCGTGAACACGGGGAGCGTCGTTTATAACAACGCGCTTATAGCGACACCAGTTTTCTCTACGGTGTATCGTGTAGGGCTTACGTGGGGTACTTCGAACTACGCAAGCTGTTACAACGGTAATACAGTCAATACGCAGACATCTGGGGGTGCACCAGGCACGATTAGCATCCCTACGTTTTATCTAGGAAACAACCCTGCGGCTACTAACCCGTTCATTGGATGGATACGCAAAGTATGGATATGGTCACATGCCCTGCCCACATCAATGTTGAAGTTAGCGACAAAATAGGAGAGTTAAATGTCAGTTAATCTTGTAATAAACAGCGAACCATTTGTCGATCAGGGTAATATCTGCATCGGCGTAATTGACACCGTAGCAGGTAATGAATACGAAGTTACCACTCCTGTACCTACTGATCCTGATCCGACAGGTGCATTATGTCAAGTCGCAATCGCGGAGGCGGTCGCATCGTACCAATCGTATCTGATTGCAAATCCGCCAACTCCACCGCCAACTAATCCGGACGGCAACGTATAAAGGATAACCTATATGTTTAACTTAGTACAGCAGGGTATACCCTATAATATTAATAATAGCTGGTTCGTTAATGTGCTTGATACGGTTAGTAATACGCAGTATTCAGTACCTTTTGACATGCCGGATAGCCTCGATCCTGACGGGACTCTACAGTCAGCAAATATTGCTTGTGCAATCAATAGATATCAGGATTATCTTATTGCGAACTCAACAACTCCCGAAGGGTAACCATTATGGCAAACGTGCAGCTTAATTTAACCGCTAACCTTGGCCAACAGAATACAGGTTTAACGAACGTGGGGTATAGGCTATACGACTATACTCGCACGCCTCAAGGATCGCGAGTAGGCAACCTGCCGGAGATTGAATCCGGGTCAGGATTGTACCAAGTAGCGCCTTCCGTACCTGCGGGTTTTGTCGGTTATGCACTGATTGACGACGGAAACGGCAATTATACCGACTATGACATAAACGCATTTATGACAGCTTCGGTATCTACGCCTACGCCTATTGGCCCTGATTCGGTCACATTCACGTTTAACGATGCCGGTGGTAATCCTATATCATACGTACCGTTTATCATCGGCGGCTATTACCTCGCTAACACGGGCGCAGACGGGTCGATCACTATAGGGCTACTCCCCGCAACATACACCGTCGCCGCTATGCCAACAAACGCGGTTACGTGGTCGCCGGGGAGTGTAACAGTTTCAGGTACAACGACTTATAGCGTGGATGGCACGGCAATACCCGTTCCCACGCCGCCTGATGATCCGACATTGTGCGCTGCATATACGTATGTTTGGCCTGGCGGCGGTATTCAGGCAACATTAAGCATTGTCTCACCAGCTCAATACGTGCAGAATGAGTGGGTGTCACTTAATAATTACGTTGCGATAAGCGATGTGGATGGGCTTATTTCATTCCCAGGCATACCGCAAGGTACTCAAGTTTCGTTGTCAATACCTGCCGCTAAGGTTTCTCAGGTCTATACACTGCCTAACGCAGGCACATATAACATGACGTAGAATATTCTACGTCCGCATATTGTCAAAAGCTCTTCGCAAACGCGAAGGGCTTTTTTGTTGCCCGGCATAACACACTCGGAGTAGTTTAGTATGCACTTTATGATTGATATTTTGACAGTTGCGGTTCTAGCCGCTTGGTTTTTTATTATAAACCTAGAATGCCGTTTATATGTGAACGAACGCAACATATCAGAACTGCAAAAACGGTTGTCGCAAGAGGTTGTAAACGCTGAGGACGTGGCCGAATGCCTTGACAACGAAGGGGCGATCTTTGAAGACGAATACGACACCGACAAGCGCATAACCGCACTTGAGGCACAGATTAAAGACCTACAGGCCTGTATGCAGGCGCGTAAAACCGCGTGAACAAAAACCGCAAAGGAGACACCAGCCAGTGAGTGAGTTAGAAGCAATACGCTATAGCATAGAAAACCTTGGCGCAGAGATTCGTAATGTGCGCGAAGAGGATGTAAAGCTCGCCACTGAGCGGCACGTAGAGACTCAATCAAGGTTAGTCACTATCGAAACCACCTTGCGGCGCGATTATGAGCAAGATCAAGAGGAGCACAAACGCATTGATGACCTGGATGATCGCGTGAACAGCCTCGAATCGTGGAGGGATGAGCAAAACGGTCGAGGGCAGGTATGGAACGGCGTAAAGGCCGTACTACTGACTGTTGGCGCATCAGCTATAGCTTTGTTCAAAGGGTGCGGTAGTAGCGTTAATCATACCATCGGCAAAGGGCACCCGTAACCATGTTTGACTATTTCGTATTGATTACAGCGACCGTACTTTATATCTACTTTGTGTGGAAGCTGCTTTAACCACTATTCCGCCTGCGTAAACGTGTCGGCGACCACGTTGCATGGCGGTTAACCGATAGCCCTACGTCGCCGCGTAGGGCTTATATTACGCGCTAAGGAGGCGCAAAACAACATGGGAAACATTATCAGCAATAACATCGAATGGGCATTCACTCACATATTTGGTGAAGGCCCCGGAACACAGCTTCTTGCCGAAGCACGAGCGGCCGCACAGGGCGAGATTACCAAAGAGGGCGCAGTTGTGGAAGCCAACGTCGCCGCTCAGGTGACCGCAAAGATTCAGGCTCTTTTGCCGATTGTTTCGGCGCATTTGCCTGCAATCTTACGCCCCTTCGTAAACGGAATCATTGCAGTAGAACTACCGCAACTCGTGCAGCAGATCGTAGATGAGGCTGTCGCATGGGCGGCGACACAGGTGCTCGGAAGCGGCGCAACCGTTCCGGCTCCTGCGACGACCACGGAGACCACCGTAAACCCTACGACAGCCACGGACTAAAAGCCGTGGCGCCGGAGAATGGTGCAACGCTTGCCGATCTTTGCCTTACACGATTATTCGGTGAGGATATTGCAAATCAGGCAGTTGCACAAGTGTGGCCGCTCCTCATACAAGGGAGCGACGCACAGGCAATTATAGACGCTCTCGCCGCAAATGGGCTACTAGACGCGATAACCGACGATATCATCGAGTCGGGCGGCGGAGTGCCTAACATACCGTTCGTTGGCGTTCACGGCAAAGTTGAGAAGTTTATCGAGCTATTGATCGCCAATAAGATTCGTTCATGGTACGCGGGGGAACCCGTGTGCCTCGGATACGTTACGAAGTAACTTCATCCCTCACATGTACGCATAACCGTGCATGTGAGGGCATAGGATTCACACAATGATTAGAACAACACGTGTATGCGACGAATGCGACAATGACGGCGATATGGTTCAGACTTTGCAGTTGAGGCATCGTAGAGAGGGATCAGTTGACGAGGAGGAAATAGCGGCAGAGCTATGTCCTGAGTGCATGAGAAACCTGATGGCGCTCATACTTCATCATACATCGTATGATGAAGTATGAGCGAAAAGCTGTTGGATGCGACATCGGCGGATATTGCATGGCGCAGGATTAAGCGCATAGATACAGGGGAGTAAACACAATGGGACTCAAAAAGCAGACTGAAGGCGATCTTGCAGGGTATACGACGATCAATATTGATCTAGGCTTGTTTGCCGCATATGAGGCCGCTTGTGCAGGCTTAGAGTACGTATGGGGCGGTAAATGCACTAATCTCGGTCACATCCCGCCGACTTGGTATAGCCTTGAAAAGCAGTCGAACCAAGGCCCCGATTGTTCCGGGTACGTCCGCGCATTGCTCGAATATGCTACCGCGTGTATCGTGTCTCAAGGATTCCCTGACGGATCGGTTGCTCAATGCGATTGGGTGAAGGCAAAGGGATTTAAACCCGGTGATTATTCAGCGACCGGGGACGGTGACGATCATATACGCATAGCCTTCAAGCACGAAGGTACTCACGGGGATACCGCCGGGCATGTATGGCTGACCGTGCATGGTCACACGGTCGAAAGTTATGGCGGATACGGCCCCGGCCAGCAACCGTGGCAAGTTTACTCCGGCATCGTTGACGAGTGCTTCGTACTATGCTAGTTATACAGTCGATCTTTTCGGTGAACTCACCGACATGATCAACGCGACCATTTTCTTGACGTCAGGAAAATGGTCATCATTCGGCTATAGGAGGTTATATGCCGAATCATCACGACCGCAAGTATCAACTAGAGGATGTGCGGCAATACTACCCACTCCATAAATGGTATATCGCATCGCGTCTTGCGTGGCCGGGCGTTGACCCAGGTCTAACCCGACGAGTTAAGCAGCGTATAGACAAGGAGTTAGGTCGTAGCAGTGAGCCAATAATCCCCACTGATACACAATCCGTAAAACGACCCAGCACTATACTCACTGAGTCAGTCGAGGTAAACGGTGATACTCAGACATTATCAGGCAAGTCAAAAGAGAGGATACACACACTAGATCAACTTCTAAAGTTCTTCGATGTCGATAGCAGCATATGGGATGTTGACCGATTTGTATGCAACAAATGGGAAGTAGCAGGTAAAGATAACAATAACGAACTACAGACCGAAGATCTTTATCAGGTAAAAGCATGGTTCAAACGCAAGATCACGGCAACTTCTGAAGACCGATGGGCGCAGATGATCGAAGAGGCTAAAGCATGGGCAATTCCTTACCCTAAGCCTCGAATTAAGCCTATGAAGGAGCCGGTCGCAGTAGAGATTGCAATTGCCGATCCACATATAGGTAAACAAGCATGGAAAAAAGAAACAGGATGGGCGAATTATGATTTGTCACTTGCTGTCAATACTTATCAGGAATCATTAGATTATCTTATTGACGCAACTTCGGGGTACACGATTGAAAAGTTCCTTCTACCTCTCGGAAATGACTATTACCACGTAGATAATCGAATGATGCAGACAGAGCGCGGTACTCAAATGGATACCGACAGCCGTTATCAAAAGATTTACCACGTTGGATTTGAATTGGCGCGTAAAACTATAGATACTCTGTCTACCATTGCGCCTGTTGACGTGATAATCGTTCCAGGTAATCACGATCAAATGAGCATGTTTCACACGGGCCGGGAATTGCTAGGATGGTACAGGAATGCGCCTGGTGTTCATATACAAAACGATTTGACAAAATATCACCCATGGACATACGGCGACGTATTTATTACGTTTACGCATGGGGAAAAGTCCAAGGTTAACGATTATTTTGCAGTAGTAGCCGCGCAATATCGCGAACTATGGGGCCGTGCAAAATACTGCGAAATACATACAGGCCATTTACATTCAGAGTCAGTAACATCTCACAAAGGCGGGAAGTTTCGCCGGTTGCCTTCACTTACTCCTCCAGATGCGTGGCATGTTGGGGAGGACTTTGTAGGTAACCTACGATCAGCGCAAGCACTGATATATAATCGTCAACGTTTTATCGGGATGCATGAATATAGCTTGCCGGATTAATCAACTCTAAGTTTCTCGAATGGGAAACTCAGTAAAAACAGGAAACGCATTACAATAACACATTTAACTTGTAAGCAATCCTTACAAGTTGGATAACAACAACCCAAGGAGAAGAAATGGAACCGATCAGACCTGCAACTCATAAAAAAGTGTATCTCAGTGGGCCTATGACAGGCTATACAGATTACAATTATCCAGCATTTCAGGACGCTGAAGACAAGCTGAAGCAAAAGGGGTTTACGAATATATGTAATCCTATACATAACTTTGAAGGTCGTATTGACATGCCGCGCCATGAATACATGCGCGTGGATTTATCGAACGTGTTAAGATGCGATGCGGTCGTAGTATTGCCGGGGTGGGAGGATTCAATCGGTGCTCGTGCTGAAGTGCTCATAGCGCAGGAGATCGATATACCTGTAGTAGAGCTAGATACGCTTTTACCTGTATCTGTAAAAGTTGTAACATCCACGCCAACTTCTACCTTCATTGCTATAGCTTCTAAGACAGTAACTAAGGCGCCAACTCCGCCATCTAATGCCGTTCCCGCTAACGAGTCAATACTTGCCGAAGCTGAAAGGCTAGTTGGCGGTGATCGCAAACGAGATTATGCGCATCCTTTTCTAAACTTTGCGCGTATAGCCGATCTCTGGTCATCGCGGTTCGGCGTGGAGTTCAGTGCATTGGATGTCGCAGACGCGCAAATACTAGTGAAAATGGCGAGGCAACAAGCAACGCCCAAACGCGATAACCTGGTGGATATTGCCGGATACGCTCTCTGCGCTCAGATGATCGCAGAATACGAGGACGAGCAGAAGTAAGTCGTTACTCCAATACTTACTACTGCCGTGTCTGCCGGGGCGAGATTAACAGTCGTAAGTATTGGCAATAATATTTATTTGTACCACGCGCAACGGTCTTTATATTCTTCCTCGGTTTCGGTACGTGACTGAGTAATACCTAATGCCCCAAAAGTCACGGTTAAAGTTAAGCAACCACCCACAGGTCGTTGATTGCGCCAGGGTCTCAGTTTAGTATGTTCGCGCTCCTCTACCCGCATTTCGATTCTGGTCTTTAACTTAGATAACAAGGCGCGTTTGCGAGGGCTTCGCGGATCGTTGTCACTTTTCCAGCCGGCTATTAACTCCCCCAGAATCTCAGCGATTTGCTCCGGTGATACTTCTGGTTCCGCAGACTTATTCGATTCGTTTAAGTCTATGCGCTGCTTATCTATAATAGATAAGCGTCGCTTGAGTGTTTCAATTGTATCGATACCTTCAACGTATAGCTTTTTAGCGCGTTCGGTCTCTGCATCCAGCCGCTCTAAATCAGCTTTAATATTGTTAATTTTAATAGTCGTCTGCTTTATTGGTTTAGTTCTCGTTATTTGAGACGTGGGGAGATTCGCCAAGATTTCGGTGAATAAAGTTTCTAACCGATGCACCGCAACGGCGAAGGCGGGGCATAGCTGCGTAGAAATCGTGCGGTTATGACATATATACACCGGGGCGCGAAGGCTGCCGCCTGTGTGACAAACTCCCCCACATAACGCGCAATAAAGGAAGTTTGTGTACACCCGTGACGGCGGGGATGCTACTCTACCGTTGCCGTCTTTTCTGCTTCGCGATGCTATTAATTCTTGCGCTTTAGTCACCAGCTCAATAGGCAATATCTCAGGAACCAGCTCCTTAGCATCGAATATCTCATCTAAGTAATCAATCTGCCTGCGATATACTGGAGATGTGACCATGTCGATAATGCAAGCCGCGTTCCACAGTTTCGCGTAGGGCGGGTATACAGCATTAATATCATTAGCAAGTATCTCATTGTTGAGCAGTCGCGCTGCGGCCCTGGTGTTGCCGTGCAGGTCTACGATCACCTCGAATACGCGCCTAATGATCGGTATAGTCTCCGGGTTCGGGAGCCAGCCTTTAATGTTCGCATCATACAAAAACCCTAAAGCTGGCCTGCTTCTTCCTATCCACTTCCCAGATTTTACAGCAGTATAGTTTCGAGCGCTGTACCAGTCTCCGGTCTGCTCTGCCTGCATCTGGTCGGAGAATGCCTGGAGCGTATAGATCATATCATCCATAGTGGCGTTCCCGGTCGCAACCTTGGATGGGTAGCGAAGTTCCACGCCACTTCTCTCCATATCCCGCCGAAAATCACGGCTAATGTCTACGTCGCGAATAACACGAGACATATCGCGTATATATAGGATGCGTATAAGCCGCTCGTGGGATGCTTCCAAGAACTCGGTCAACCCAGCTCTAAGCCGCATGGCATGAGCGCGGCCGCTGACGCCCATGTCAATGTAGAATCTGTCAATGGTTAAGCCGTCCGCCGCCGCCATTTGTGAGATTTCGTCTTTGCGTATTTGAATAAGTTCAGCGTCGTATGTGTCGCGCTCTTGTTCCGTAACGCATTCGGGCGGGTATTCAACTTTTGATTTACGTATAAGCCCGGCGACAAGTCCGTTAGGATTAGGTTTGAATGCGTTTTTTTGGCGTCTCATAAGCAAGTATCCTCAAAGGGATCAACATATTGGGTGATAGGCAACAGCCGCGAATACTTGGATTCGTTGACTGACGCGAAGCAGCGAAGCAGCGAGGACGGCGACAAACTGCAACGATTTTGATCGAGCCCCCACGCTTGGCGCATCTGTTTAACGACAGCGCAGGCGACCTCGTGACGAAATAGGACGGGTTCACAATCCTTGGAAACTTTCGGCGCATCATCAAATAACTGTTCATGGATTTGTATCCATTCCGCCAGTTCATGCAGCAAGAAAAAAACTTGCTTGTATGGCGCGTGAGCGATGTTGAGCGCTATGTAGTCAAGCGTTGCCGGTATAAAGGCTGTGACGTCGCTTGACGATTTGAAGCATTTAACTTCAACCCCGAACTCAACAGTAATCCAGTTGCGAAACTGCCCAGGTTGATCGTACCGACGTCCTGCGGCATGGGCCTCTATGATAGAGCATACTCGGTCTGCAGCCTCACAGACGCCAATTATAGGCATAAATCAGCCTATCCGTTACGAGTAGCTAATGGCGGCGGGTCTTGCTCCTCGCCTTCGCGCCATTGATCTGACTTCATAGTAGATATTAAGTTAAGGATCGCTACCTGCTGCTGGTCGTCAAGCATAGATGCGCCGGCAGCGATTGCCTCAACTCGGTCGTTAATGATCGGGGGCTTATCAAGCGGGGCGGTATACCCAGCGGCATAAAGCCCGTCGCGCAGTATGCTATATGCCTGCTCTTCAGATGCCCCCTCCGGTGTTAAAGCAGCAGCAAGGCGCTCTACCATATCACGTGACGGAGTAGCACTACGATCATCACCCTTTTCGAGTTGCGTTATTCTAGCCTGACTTGTATTAGCAGAAACGGCTAATGCGTTCATACTAAGACCTCTATATGATCTAGTACGTTTTAACCACACTGCAAATGGCCTTGAATATTGTTCATTCATATAGTTAACCTATCCCCATTATTTTAATTATATAAGTAATGTTTATATTTGTCAAATAAACAATGTTTATATTTACCTTAAAAAAGGTTGACAATAATAAAAACATTGTTTATACTTACTGTATGGAAATATCTAATAAAGACGAATCCCCCTTGCGCTTATCACCCTGTTTTACTCTTTCTGACTTACGGCGTTATAGAGGCTGGAGCCAGAAAGATGCGTCAGCAATTCTAGGTATTACGCAGGCAAGATTATCTCAAATTGAGCATATCGGTACTCAAAATATAGACATGGTTGAAAGAATTGCCGAAAAATGGGGCATAGACTTCAGCACTGCTCGTACCGCAAATAGACGACTACTAGAACTTCCAAAACGAAACCACAAAAAAATATAAACATTGTTTATATTTGTGTTGACTTTTGCGACAAAATAGTATAAACTATGTTTATATTTACGACGCAATAGAGTCGAATTGGAGGATATTATGACAAGCGAAGTTGAGTGGAGCGAAGAACTGGAAGAGGCGGCATATCTGGAGTGGCTAAGTATGCACGATGATGAAGAATTGTATTTCGACGATATTGACGAGAGTGATTATTACGGCAAGGAGTAGAGACAATGCAAGCAGCCGCTAAAACAAATGAAAACGCGCCGATAATGCTAACACCTGAGGCGCATCGCATTTGGAACGAAGCAGTCAACGAGTTCTGGGAATCGTTTGCAAGGGATTGCCCGGAAAAGTTTCAGCAAACTTTACGCAATATTCGTGAAAAGAAAATGGCTGAAGCTATCTAGGAAATAGCTTCAGCCACGGAGGATGAAAGAGTAATTACATGATACCACAAACACGCATTAATAGCAATCACGAAGCCTCTTCGATTGATTCGTTGAAACGAACAATCCAGCTCCAGGCCACTAAGATTCGGATACTGGAATATCAATTAGCCTCCCTTAACGACACCTCAAAACATATCGTAAATTATTACGACGGCGACCGCGAACAGCTCCACGGAGCTATGGAAGACTAGGGGAAAATTAAATGCACTTTACAGATGACTGGCTGGACGGTTGCGAAATATCGGAGCTTAATGCTCTATACGGAGGCAAAACTAATCTGCTTGATCAGATTATAAAAGAGGAAGAAAACGCCTTACAACAAGCCCAAAAAGTTAAAAAATCTTGCTCACAAGTCTTAGATTACATACGACGAGCAAATAGTGAGGCGAAGGTAGCTCATACAAAATATCAAATTGCCTGCTTAGAAGCAATAGACGCAATACAAAAACTCTCACAATCGCTTAATGAGCAATCTTTATCCGAATCCCTGGAGGCTCCAGGGCGCAAAGCAGAGTGAACGCTGCTTTGCAGTTACCTGCCGCTGCAAGCATGTCGGCGGCAGGACTTTTCAAAGGAAAAACTATGTATTCGGTCAAGAAAATGCGACGAATAAAACGAATGCTTGACTATGCGGTAGTAGCGCTTATGACAATTGCCGTGGCTGTCGCAATCTATGCGGTAGCCTCAATCATAGTATGCGATATAATCGCGGCATGAGTGTAAAGAGAATGTTCAGACAACAACTAATAATTAAAGCACTTGGTAACGCGGTAGTGCCCGCGCAAGTGCTGCCGATATTACGAAGCATAGGAGAACAGAACGATGAGTGAGGATAAATTACATTCTGCCAGCAGCGGGGGTTGCTCAAACTCTGCAAGCAGCGGGGACAGGTCAACGTCTGCAAGTAGCGGGTACAGCTCAACCTCTGCCAGCATCGGGGATTGCTCAACATCTGCAAGTAGCGGGTACAGGTCAATCTCTGCCAGCAGCGGGGATTGCTCAAACTCTGCAAGTAGCGGGTACAGGTCAACCTCTGCCAGCAGCGGGTACTGCTCAACCTCTGCAAGTAGCGGGTACAGGTCAACCTCTGCAAGTAGCGGGTACGAGTCAACGTCTGCAAGTAGCGGGTACGAGTCAACATCTGCCAGCATCGGGGATTGCTCAACATCTGCAAGTAGCGGGGATTGCTCAACGGCCAATTGTGACACGAATGGATTTGCATGTGTCGCAGGTATATGCGGCGCAGTTTGCGGCAATGAAAGATCGGCGTTATCGCTCGGATATAGAGATAGAAAAGGGCGGAACCGTATCGCCGTGGCTTACGTGGGTGAGAATGGCTTTATGCCCGGTGTTAAATACCGGGTCGACAACGAGGGTAAGTTTTACGAAGCACAGGAGAATAACGATGGAGGAAGTTAAATACCTTTTAGACGAGGAAGATGACATCGTCCATATTAGTGATTCAAACTATCCAGAATGGACAGTTGCATTTTGCAATCACGAGTTTTATGAGACTATCACCCATGACGAGGCTAGAGAACTTGATGATTGGCTTTGTACAGAATGCGAACAAATACAAGGAAGAATTAATGCGTTCAAAGAAGCTAATGGACACAGTGTCAAGTCACTGGCATCACCGAACGTGCCCGACGATATTTTTTACGAGAGATTAAGGAGAAGAACGATGACTGACGATGGGATGGTTACTTATTATGGCGTTTGGTGTAACAGCAACAAGTTTGCTGGATGCAAGCAATATAAAGAATTATCAAATAGCGGTAGCAAAAAAGACGCCATACAAGAAGCAAAAGATGCTAAATGGAAGCTAATTATGGGCAATTGGTATTGTCCCACATGCGCGAAGGAGCAGAACGATGAGTGATACACGGAGCGCATATGGGAAGGGTCTTATATTGAGGCTCAATCCTCAGTGTATCATGCCGTCGCATGTGCTTACAGATCGAAGCAGTACGCATGAACCTTAACACAACCTTAACACTACTGTAAAGGAACCTTAAACTATGAACATGACAACCACTCAAACAAATATCGTTTCCATTACCGATGAGCAGATCGAGGCGGTGACACGCATTTTTTGTGCGTATCCGTACAACGATGATATTCGCCGTGCGTTCAGACTCGCCGGTGTCAAATACGAACTGGCCAGCGATGTCCAACTTAAAAGCATCTATGCAAGCGCCGAAAGTGATACACGCTGCCCCTCGTGCGGCAGGTTAACAAATGGGGATTATCAGAATAACGCTTGCCTTGATTGCTTAAGGAAATGGAAGAACTCCTGTCATGCGCACGCCCCTATCGAGTTCATGCTTTCTTACATGGTAGACGACGAGGATTAGACAACATTAGCTAAAGGAAACCTTAAACAATGACCGAAGAAGAGAACCCGAATCGTTGCAAGCCGCTCAGGATTACCCCGCATGATTACGACGAGAAACCGCCGGTTCGTGGCGCGGTGATTACCGAAATCCCTAAACCGCAGACAACCGCGCAGGTTCAAATGCTAAAAGCGTATATGCGCCGCATGGATGCTAAACTCTTGCGCCGATATTAGACATGTTAGCAACGATCAATATACAGATATAATGATTTAACTGAGAAGACGGACATCCGTCACGATAAATACATCAACTTCACAGCTACGCCATATGGCACAGCAAAGAAAAGGAAAATAACAATGAAACCACGCGGAGAATCACCGCCCGTCCCGGCTGGAGAACAGCCCTGCGAGCTTATCAAAGTCGAAGAAGTGACCGGACTGCCTGACAAGGCAAAGGGCGAAGAGGGTACGGGTACTCGTGTCTGCTGGGTATGGCATTTTGCCACTCAGGCCATTGACCCTGAAACCGGCGGTCGATACGTCGGAAAAATCTTTACAGGCGACTATGTCACGGACAGAACACAGCTTGGGAAATTGCTGAAAATGATGATACCAGGCAAGACCGTTGGTCAGCTCAAAGAAGTCGATACCGACAAGTTGATCGGTACTTGGTATGACATCAACTGGACTATCGAGGTCAAGGAAGGCGGCGGACAAAAGAACGGATATTTATACGTTCGACCGTACCAATCCCCAGCAGCTGCTTATGCTCCTTCTGCGCCTATAGCAGTTCCGATGCCTGCACCGATGCCTGCAGCCATTGCACAGCCTCTTGCCCCGCCTGTTGCACAGTTTGCCCCCCCTATGGCGGCACAGGTTCCGATAACAGGTTCTAACCCGTTTACTCCGCCGGTTTCGGCAGTATACGCTGCCCCTGCTCCTCAGGGCGAAGCAAGCGCTCACGACCCGTTCGCATAGGAGATGTTTAATCCCCGGTTTAACCGCCGGGGATTATCAAAAATATGAAAGTCGAAATTATATCAATCAAACATTGTGAATCTGGTTTGGGAAACGTGAAAGCGTTCGCAACCATTAAGATCGGGCCTTTGATAATAAACGATTTTAAGGTTGTGCAACAGCCTGGTTATAGGAGCTATGTAGCTAGTCCGCAGACCAGTTACGTTAACAAGCATACAGGAAAGATCGTATACAAAAACCTTTTGGTATACCCGGACGACTGGAAAGAGCAGATCAATACCGCGGTAATGGGTGCATACAACAATGACTGCCCACACGCCTAAACTATGCAAGCGCGATGGTTGCGGTAATAGACGGAGCGGACTTAGCACCAGCGGGTACTGCCGTTACTGCGAGGATCGCATGAGCCTTCCGGTTAGGACAATTGCTGTCGAACCGATTACCAAGCCTAAGCGTGCAACAAAACAGAAATCAAACATGAAGCCAAGAACCACTGAAATTAATACCAACACTGAGACCGTCGATCCTAAACCGGTTATAGCCTGCACGGATCATGCTTTCGGTGATTCGTGCCCTGCATGTGAAACTGTTCAACGAGAGCAACTGCTAAAAATCATCGAATGTCAGCCTGGCTGGATGTTTTGTATTCGTTGCTTAATGGTGCGGAAAAGCGAAATGTTCGGCGACTGGTGCGGGACACACGGCATTTGCCTGAAATGTATTGACGAATTATTGGAGTGTAATGACATGATAACAACCTTGCCGCTTTCTATAAACACCACTCGCGTGTTTGTTGCTTCTATTTTAGCCGAAATCCACACACAAGAGATGGATGCTAAACAAGGCGTTTGGAACACTAAGCGGGACGAACGGATACGAAATCTCTCGAAGCTATTTCGACAGCGATGCAATATTTTTAACGACGCCGGGGAGCCGATCGGATATACGGATGAAACCGACCCCTTTGCAGAAATGGCGTATCAGATACTGCGAGAAGCAGCAAAAGAAGTCTGGGCATATAAACCTTTGTGCCAAGCACAGTGAAAGTAAACATAATGTCCCCTTTAGATATTGCTTTATCATATTTGCGTGCCGGGTACTCAATAGTACCGATCAAGCTAGACAAGAGCAAAAGCCCGTCAATATCATGGAAAAAATACCAGATTGAACGAATGACCGAAGAGGATGCACAGCGCATATGGGGGCATTCACCAGCACCCGGTTTTGCTATTGTCTGCGGGAAAGTCAGCGGCAACCTTGAAGTGATAGACTTTGACGATTATGCAATGTACGAGCAGTATGCACTGATCGTAAACAATGCCGGTTATGGCGACCTGCTCAATTCTTTGACACTCATACAGACTCCTAGACCAGGCGTACACGCTTACTTGAGAGTTGAGCCCGAGAGTGTCATACCCGGCAATTCAAAACTCGCAGAGCGTCGAATATCACGTGAAACGCTAATAGAAACTCGTGGTGAAGGCGGGTACGTGCTGGCCCCCGGAAGCCCTGGGGCTTGCCACCCTACCGGTAAAGAATACGTTTGTATGCAGGGAAACCTGCTCAATCTGTCACCTATATCAAGCAGTGACTGGGACTCGCTTAGAGCTTTAGCAATGGCATTAACTGAAGTCGAGCCTGCACTGGATGAAAAGGAACGCGCATCAACGCCTAAGCCTGAATACCCGGATGAGTTGAAACCAGGGGCCGATTACAACCTTCGCGGCAACTATGAAGCAGTTTTAGAAGAACATGGCTGGCGACGCCTGCATACCAGCGGAACCTGCACATACTGGTGCAGGCCAGGCAAGACTCAGGGTATATCCGCCAGCACAAATCACAACGATTCCGGCTTGTTTTGGTGCTTCAGCAGCAATGCTTACCCGTTTGAACCTAACCGCAGTTATACGCCAATGGCCGTCTACGCTATGCTGCTTCACGGAGGGAACTATTCAGGCGCCGCCAAACAGTTAGCACAGGACGGGTATGGGAGCGCTCCTAAGTCACAAGGATTCAAAGTTTCGCGCCCTGGGTCTAACGGGATGCCGCAGCGAGAACGATCATCAACTCCATTAACAGAAGAGGAAAACCGTGTCGGTAAAGACCTAGTTACACTCAATAATCTCGAGCTTGCTCATATGTGGGCCAGAGAAAACGAAAATACTTTTGCATACCTCGAAGGTGACAGGTATTGGAAATGCGACGGCAGGTTATGGGAATACAGCTCTATTGAAGCTGTAATGAAATCTATTCAGGATTTTTTAGAACGGATGCAAGAAGAAGGGCAATCGTTCACGATCAATAGAAGCAAAGTTACAGACGTACAGTTTTTGTCACGTCACTTAATCGGGCCAAAACGCGCAGATATTTTCGACGGTAAAGCAGACTGGATACCGCTTCGTAATGGAGTTTACGATATGGCAACTGGCTGCCTAATACCGCATTCACCAGCCAATAACATATCGCGCATAACTGATTATGATTACGACCCAGCGGCGACCTGCCCACGTTTTTTGCAATTTCTGGATGAGGTGATTATCGAGGAAAATAGTTCGCCTTGTTTAGAAAATATTAATGCCCTGCAGTTAGCGTTTGGATACCAGTTAATCCCATCAAACCGCCTACAAACTTCTCTGTTATTGATCGGAAGCGGGAGCAATGGCAAGGGTGTACTCACCAGGGTTATGGAAAAGCTGGTCGGAGCAAAGTCGGTTACGTCAATACCTATCGAGCAGCTGCACGATCCCTACCACCGAGCCGACCTGCAAGGCAAGTTGATCGGATTTGTCAACGAGCCTGACGCCAAAAGCATGGTAAAAAACGGGAACTGGTTCAAGGCTATCGTCGGCGGAGACCCGATAAGCGCACGCAGACCAACAGAAAAAGTCTTCAGCTTTACCCCGTACTGCCGTCTAGTCATATCCTGCAACGAGATGCCGCGCACTAAGGATTTGAGCAATGGTTACTTTAGGCGCATCGTGATTATAGAGTTTCGCAGACAATTTGATAATCCCGACACCACGCTTGATGATCAACTGACAGCTGAACTGCCTGGAATATTCAACTGGGCAGTACAAGGGCTGCAGCGGTTGATAGAGGACCCGCATCTTAAAATAGCATCAGAGAGTTCCCGTAAACTCATATCCGCCTATAAACGCGATGAGGATAACGTCCTGAGGTTTATGGATGAGACCTACGAGCGCGGCATATCAGATCAGGATAGAATCCCAGCCACAGACATCTATTACGAATACAAGCAATGGTGCGAAAGCAATGGTGAATACCTAGTTCGAGGCGATTTGTTCGGTAAAAAGCTAAGCAAAATGGGCTACGAATCTAGAGCATATAGAGGATACAAAGACAATAGAAGCATGACCATAAAATACAGATTGCCTATTATAAAAATAGGCGATGAGCCTGCCAAAGTCGAGGTTCCTATCAGTGATTTGCCTCTATGAAATCATGTTACCGGTAATGTGTTACCGGTTCAAAGTACAAAAAACGAACCGGTAACACCGGTAACAAATTGTTCGAAATGTTACCGGTGTTACCGGTAACAAAAGATTTTATTAGAACCGGTAACAGAAAAAATTGAGCACGAATTACCAGGTTTGTTACCGGTGTTACCGGTGTTACCGATAATTAGTAACTAGGATATAAAAAAAATAGTCTGGTGTTGTTGTTACCAAGTAATGATAGATAAATATTTTTTATATGATATTAATAATCAGTAAAATGATATTTATTTTCCCTATATAGAAAAAATGAAAATTACCGGTAACATCGGTAACAGCCATTTAGAGACCATGAAAGAGATGACCGACAAACCTTTACTTAGGCCCTATCAAGAGGCCGCCGTAGCAGCCGTAACATACGCTGTTGATGGCGGGGTAAATCGAATCTATTACGTTGCCCCGACCGGTACAGGCAAGACCGTCACGTTCGTTGAGATCATACGCCATTTTCTAAAACCTGGACACCCTGCGGTTGTCCTAGCGCATCGCGAAGAGCTGCTGACTCAGGCGCGTGATTCAATCCTGCGTGCCGATCCTGCGCTGGTGGTCGGTATGGAGCGGGCATCGTCAAAGGCTCCCCGCACTGGGTGCGATGTCATAGTAGCATCAGTGCAGACTATTGGACGAGACGACGGGAAACGGCTTGCGTGGGTCGGCGCTGAAGTCGGGGCAAGCTGCATCATCGTTGACGAATGTCACCACGCTTGCAGCAATGGCTACGAGAACGCGTTTGAGCTTCTGACGGCTAAATACCCTGACACGCCGATAATCGGCTGCACTGCTACGCCGACCAGGCTAGATCAATTAGCGCTGCATGGCCGTAAAGGCTCCCCGTTTGCCGAATGCGTTTACACCTACCCGATCCGGCAGGCTATAGATGATGGTTACCTCTGTAAAATTAGAGGGCATCGCGTCGTATCGGATGCAGACCTCTCCGGAATTAAAACTGTAGCAGGCGACTATGCGGTCGGCGAATTGGCAAAGGCGGTTGACAATGACAACCGAACCGCAAAGGCCATAAAACACTGGGAAGAAATTGCAGGCGATAGGCAAACGATTATATTTTGCGTCAATGTCGCACACGCAATTAACGCGTGTGAAACATGGCGAGAGATGGGGTATCGCGCAGGCTTAGTAACCGGCGCTACCGAATCGCAAAAGCGGCGAGAAATCATAGAGGATTACAAAGCTGGACATATACAAGTCCTATGCAACGCAGAGGTGCTAACAGAGGGCTTTGATGCGCCGGAAACCTCTTGCATACTTATGCTGCGCCCTACGAAGTCCTGGGGACTCTACGCGCAGTGTATCGGTCGCGGAACAAGGCTCAAACGCGGTCAACATCAAGACCTAATTGTAATTGACGTCGTCGACAATTGTCTCAGTCACAAGCTAGACGTAACACCAGAGGCCAAGCGAGAACATCCCGATAAAGAGCAGGCGAGTGTTTCGGCTTTGCTTGGACTACCGAGCGGGATTGACCTTGAAGGGCACACCCTGGTAGAGGCGGCAGACATTAAACAAGAGCTTGATGATAGAGCCACGATCATGGAGCGATATCGCCCACAGACTTTCAGCGACCTAAAGACAATGTTAACGCAGGTTGACATGTTCGCAGGCATCACGGCGGCGGAAGCAAAAGAGTATTCGACCGAGTACCACTGGATACAGCGCGGCAAAGACTGGCTGCTTAATTGTGGTGTTGGGAAAATCGCATTATTACGATGCAACGAACAAGGCAAATGGTGGCACAGGATCGTAAACCATGATGAGCAGAATCCCAAAGATTTGATGCAATGCACCAATACTGAAAATCTACTAGAGGCAATGTCGCAGACTGAAATGATATGTGAGAATCTCTTTGATTCAATGTTCGTGGCTAGGCTTGACGCCAGATGGCGCAGAGAAAAGCCGAGCGAAAAACAAAAACAGTTACTGCAGCGTAGAGGTGTACCGCTGGCGGTAGTCAACGCTATGAATAAGGGCGAAGCCAGCGCAATGATTAGCAAAATTGTAGGAGCAAGGTGAAAGAAAAAAGGGAAGGGGTATCTAATGGATAGGACAGGACGGATAATAATAAATATCAGTGACGGCATTGACGAGGCGGACGCGGTAGTACGCGTTGATGGAGGGATGCGCAATGAGAGCTGCTAGATGGTCACATAAACAATACGCAACTACCAGGCAAGGCAAGGCTGAGGCTGCTGCAAAGCCACACGTCACAACCGCAGACGCTATCGCACCTTACCGCAGCAAATTGGAGATGTCATTCGCTGTCGAAATCCTCCCGGCGTGGGTCAAGGCTGGTAAGATCACAGGGTGGCGTCACGAAGCAATGGCAGTCGTTCTTGGGGGGCAAGGCCGAGATTGCACACGCTACACTCCCGACTTTGTCGTATTCGGCCTTGACGGGCATCATGTATCGTTGATCGAGGTTAAAGGCCCAATGGCGTCACAGCGCGACGATGCGAAGGTCAAGTTTCGAACCGCACCTGATATATGGCCGTGCTGGCGGTGGTATGTGGCGGAAGGGACACGAAGAGGCCGCACAGGCCCGGTTACGTGGGATATACGAGAGATTAAGCGTAGCGTAGGTGAATGAGCTTTCAACCGCTCCCCGGATACTAATTTTATCCAGGGAGCGGTTATATGTCACCTGACTTAAACGCGCCGGAAGCCCCACGGATTAATCCCGGCGGTTAGGCGCGTTTGTCCGTGAGCAATTTATTGCGCCGTAGGCCGACTGACTACCCAAAAATATATTTTGCATAAAGCGTAAAAACTGCTTGACACTACTGTAGGTAGATGGTATACTATCTACAGTTACATCAACAAGGAGCCGCGAACAATGACTACCGAAACACAACTAACAGGGTCCGAAAAGCAGATAGCATGGGCGACTGAAATCCGCACCAACCTACTCGCCGGATTTGCGGACCTGATCGCCGTAACCAAAAACGCCGCCGAAACCGCCCGCCAGACAGGCAGTGCAACGGAGGAAAACATCCAAAAGGCCATCGCGCTTGTTGAGTCTCGTATATCTGACACGCTCGCCATTAACAAAGCCTCTTGGTGGATCGACAACAAGAGTTACTCGGCCCGCGCAATAGTCGGCATCGCAATGCGAGACGGCTACACAAAATAACCAAAAGGACAAAACCAATGACTCTCTACGTACACCAACTCGACCTTATGACTGACGACATGCCAGACGAGGGCATGATATTTAAAACACTCATCGACCAGCACACTGCGGATAGTAATGACGAATGCATGGCCTGGTTTTACGAGCACTATGACATCAATGACTATGCCGCAAGTTTTACGGAGCCTATTAACTAATGGATTACATCCGCGACGAGCACCGCGTCCACCTCATGTGCTACCACCTCGTGTTCTGCCCGGCCAGGCGAAAGAAAGTCCTGGTCGGGGACATAGCCCGCGATTGCGACCAACTCATTCGCGCCAAGTGCGAAGCCAAAGGCTGGATTATTGCCGAACTTGCCGTACGCCCCGATCATGTCCATTTATTTGTGCAGGTGTATCCAACCACCCCCGCAACCGATGTACTCAAAGAGGTCAAAGGTGTAACCTCCCGCGAACTCAGACTCAAGTACGCGACATTGCTTAAACTGCCGTCCCTTTGGACTCGTTCATATTTTGCGGCCACAGCGGGCAACGTTTCAGCGGCAACGATTGCGAAATACATCGCCGCGCAAACCGGCTTTTAACAGCCAACTCGCAGAGACTTCTCGCGCCCATCAAAGCGTGAGAAGCCTCGCCCATTTATGGGCAGTGGAGTTTTCACTTCTTCCGTGGGCCACGAACACGGGGCGACGAAAGGTATTGTAACAGGCTATTGCGATCAACTAAGTATTCTCGACCGGGACGCCGAGCTAATATACATTTGTCGTATATTAACTTCCTAATCCCGTTCTGAGATCGTTTCGATAGTTCCGATGCTTGCGGAACTGTCAGCTCGTCGTTCGGCTTATCACGCGGCATTGACTAATTCCGCCTCCAGCTTTTCTGTTATCGATGCTTTATTATAGCAGGTGTTAATGCGTTTGTCAACATTAATATGTTGACAAACAAAAATAAAAAATATTTTCACGGATATTGTATTTATTTGAGACGCTGGTATAATATAACTACTGTACACCGTCAATTATGCGTTGCAAGTCTATCGCATATTGGCCTATAAGACCGTTGCCGGGCGGTATATCCCTGAGCCGATGGCTGCCGCGCCCGCGGGTTTCGCCTTTTTGCGCCCTCTTTATCGCCAACAATTACTATGCCTAAATCACGGATAAAACGCGATAACCGAAAAACTGCCCTCTCAAACGCGATTAAACGGCAGCTTAACGGCAGATATACTAACCCTGCCACATCCAGGCGGGTAATCGAAATCGCAGAACGTATCACACGTCAAGAAGCAAAAGTCATCGCAGCGGCAACCGACACCGTTGTAGACTGGGACAAACGCGAATATGCGCGTAAACAAGGACTCAGGCAACCTAGCTTCGCCAAACCTTTTTCTGGTCGATCACTCGTAACAGTCACACCACTCGACTCCCTAACCGAATCCGAACGAAAATCTAAACTTATCCGCAAGCCTGACCACTGCCTTGTATAGGTGCAAACATGGGACTAAACTCAAAACAAGAGGCGTTTGTCAATTATTATCTCGGCGAAGCCAAGTTTAACGCTACCAGGGCCGCACGCTTAGCCGGTTATGGTTCGCCGCATAGTTACGGCCAGCAGCTCTTGGAGAACATTGACGTGCACGCACGCGTGCAGGAACGGCTGTCTGAACTGCAATTGTCGGCAGATGCGGTACTGATAGGACTCGCTGCTCAGGCCAATTCCGACATGTCTGCTTTCGTGGACCATAAAGGGAAAATTGACGTCACCACGCCTTGGGCTAGGGAAAACCTTAAACTGGTAAAACGCTATAAGACCAAGGTTATGGCCTGCGGTGAGGGCGAGATATTGGAAACGGAAGTCGAGCTCTATGACGCACAGGCGGCGCTTGTCGCTGTCGGTCGCGCTCACAAACTGTTTACCGATAAAGTCCAGGTGGAAAACGATGCTGCACTCAGTGAATTGCGCGAGTTTCTGAGCGGTAAGGCGCAAGCCAGTGGCGACACCGATTAGCCTTGACTTGGCGAAGAGGATTTGGGGCTGGTCGCCGCATTCAGACGGTCAAAGCGATTTTTTGCTTTGCCCGGCCAAGATTAAGACTGCGGCTTGTGGTAGACGTTGGGGCAAGAGCGAGAGCATGGCGATTGACATCGCGCTGTATATGCTCGAGCATCCCAACACGATACAGATGCTCATAGCCCCGACTGATGACCAGACCACGATCATATTCGACGAGGTAAAAGACAGGCTCCTAGCAATCAAGGCTTTGAAGCCGGTCGTTAAAGAGTCCCCGTTTCGGTCTATACAGTTTCGAGACAGGCAGAGCGGCAAATATGCAACCACACTGCTGGCGAGAACCGCCAGCAGTGACGGCAAAGGGATTCGAGGCAGGAAAGCGCATCGGGTGATCGTTGACGAGGCGGCATACGTGCCCGACGACGTTATGCAGTCTGTAGTTACCCCGCTGCTGGCTGACTTTAACGGCGACATGGTACTAATCTCGACACCGGCAGGTCGAAACCATTTTTGGTCATCGTTTCAGCTTGGCGTGGATGAGCTGCAAACCAGGTACAAATCGTTTCAGTTTCCGTCCGAGCAGAATCCGTACCTGAGCCGTGAATACTTGGACAATGAGCGGCTCAACAAACCGGATCGGGTTTGGCGCGTTGAGTACCTTGCAGAGTTCGCAGACGCTGAAGGACTCGTGTTCCGAAACGTCCCGGCGTGTTGCTCTGGTGACTGGGAACCGCCGCAACATCGGCGGTTATACGCTGCTGGCCTTGACCTGGCGCGATACAATGACTTTACGGTTTTGACGATCATTGACCGCGCAACTCGTCGAGTTGTCTACCAGGATCGGTTTAACCTCATATCTTGGGATTTGCAGGTAGCTCGTATCGTTTCAATGCTCAAGCGATACAACGACTGCCCCGTATTGGTCGAGGTAAACAACGTTGGTGATGTGGTGCTGGAAAAGCTGCAACAGGCCCAGGCCCGTGCTACCGGCTTTGAAACGACCGCATCAAGCAAGCCGGATTTAATAGATGCCCTTGCCGTCGCCTTTGAAACTCATTCGTTAACACTGCCGGATCGCGATAAATGCGCGGTGATGGTTAACGAGTTGCAGTCATACGCATACTCGAAATCGGCAGCAGGTCGAATATCGATGTCTGCCCCTGACGGGATGCACGACGACACTGTAATTAGCCTCGCCTTAGCGTGGAGGCTGGCCCACTGCGTACCTGGAATGGGAGCTGCAGGCCCGGCTCGTGTTTATGGCGACGGTCGACAGTCCATGGAGCAGCCCGTACAAAAGCTGCTAGAAACGACTAAGCCAGTTACGTCCCGTCGCTCCGGAGCGGTTGCGGTTAACTCAAGGATCCCGGCATATACGCCGCGATAATTTTTATGGCAACTGACTCCCTGCGCAAAACTAAAACGCTTTCAGACATTGACGCGAAATCGCCTGGAATTGCGCCGGTTGTCGGAGAAGGCAACATATCAGGGCCGATAAAGGCAAGCCCAACACGCGAGTATGTTGCCGCCATTGGGGCGTTGTGGTATGGCCCTTATGTACGTACCCTGCCTCAATACATCGATGATCTATCAGATGAGTTTGGGGGCGATACTTACGAACGGATGATGTACGATCCGACTGTAAGTAAGTGCATAAACGACCTGCGGGTCGGCATCCTTGAAAACAGTTATGAAGTGCTCCCGGTAGAGAAACGTGACTCGGAGCAGGTTCAGAGCAGATTCGGGAAAGCTCCAAAGAACATTGACCCTAAATCGCAAGAGATTTCCAACTTTTGCGAATCAGTTTTAGATAACCTAGACCGACCTTTTGACGATTATCTATTTGAAATGCTGCTGGCGCTTGCGTACGGCAACAAGATCAGTGAGTTAATCTACCACATACAAAAAGGCGGCGTAAACGACGGCAAGCTGGTGTTACGTGACATACGCACAAAAGCGCGAGAAAACACGGCGTTTGTAGTCGATAACTTTAACAACGTTTTAGGCATTATGGGGTTTGTCCCAGGCGTTGCTTGGCCGGTTATGCCGCTATCGGTCTTGGCAGACCCGTCAAAGATGCCGAACATCCTGCCACGTGACAAGTTTGCGATCTTGTCGCACCGGCCAATCAACGGAGACCCGCGCGGTACTAGCCTGCTTCGCCCTGCTTATAACGGCTGGTGGTTGAAGCAGCAGACTTGGGGCGAGTACCTCAAGTGGTTGGTTCAGTCTGCTGGCTCTGCAATTTATGGAACAACGGCGGAGGGCGCGCAGCCTGTACCTGTCGTTAACGTGGACGGAACTGTTGATACCGTAGCACAGACGCCCGAGGAGGTCATGGTCACCCAGCTGGCCGCGTTGCAGAACGGCTCCGTAGCGGCGTTCCCGTTTGGGGCGACTGCTAACGCGTTGCCTGTCAACCACGAGAGCGGAAAAGCGTTCGCAGAGGCGATTAGTGTATTTGATCGGCAGATAGTCAACGCGATATTAGGGCAGACGTTAGCGACTGAGGAAGGGCAGGGGGCTGGGATCGGGAGCGGTACCGGCGCGCAAACACACGCTGACATCCTCAGTCAGATAAAGCTGTACGAGCGCAACATGCTTTGCCGTATGGTTCGACGTGAAATACTCAGACCGCTGGTGCGCTACAATTTTGGCGACGAAGCTGTCGAGTTAACCCCAAGCCTTAGCATGGGCGCTACCGATGCCGGAGACTTCGCGGCGGATGCTTCGGCGGCGGCGTCGATAGGATACAAGCTTGATCAGTCTCAGTTTGCGGATATGGATTCGATCCTTGGTGTACCTGCGAGGAGCCCTAACTGGCAGGCTGAAGCGGCGCAAAGGCAGAGCGAAGCGACGAAGAAAAATACAAATGATTCAACCAAAAGCATAAAGTTTGACGAGTCAAGGCGTTCGTTTTGGGATTTTTGGAAACTCGAGCGCAAGTAAATGACCGACGACTACCAAAAAGATCGCGAAAGGCGTGACCGGGAATATCTAGAAGAGCTTATTTTAGCGCTGCTTTTCTTGGTCGGTCGAGAAACCGACCTGTTATGCGGAGGACAATCAACCGTACCACAGTGGCGCGAACAAATAATTACCGGGATCAAGGACGGTCATTCGGCAGCCCTCGCTATAGGCGCTTGTGTGGCGAACGGGTCAGATTTTAACCAATCCTCGGTAACGTTAGTTGACGAAATCGGCGGTGAAGTGATCGGTGCAGGTGAAGACAGATTCTTGGTCGATTTTGCAACAGACATCCAAACAGGCAGATATACCGACGAGGTCGGCGAGTTAAAGTCTTCGTCGATCAAGTCACGCGCAGACTTATACGCCTACAAACTGCGTGCTACTGCTATGCAGGCGTTTGTGCAGCAGTCGCCTGTTGGCACTGAGTTCGACTGGATATTAGACGATGGAGCACATCACTGCGAGGGCAACGGCGGCATGAACTGCCCTGATATTGCTGGCAGTGGCCCTTACACGTCGGATACTATACCGACCTATCCGGCTTCAGGCGCTACACCGTGCCTTACTAATTGCCGTTGCTCATTGGTTCGCAAGACTGATGGGTATCAGTTTGGTTGAGTTTGGAGGTTTCATATGCCATTAAGTTTTGACCAGCGTCGTGATGTTTTATCCGCCGCTTTGTCGCGCAAGTTCGGTGAAGGGCGCGAGGATTGCAATTACGGGTACATAGATGAGATATATGACGATTACGTCATATATGTGACGTGCTGGGACTACGACAACGACGGCGACACCAGCGACAAATGGCGCGTTGAGTACACTATCGGCGATAACTATGCCGTTACGCTTGGCGAACCTGTCGAAGTCATCGAAACCAAGGAGTATATCGAGGCTCCTGCCGAGTTCGGGGACGCTACCGATATTCGTGATGGGTACGTATACCGCGAAGGAAAAATCTTCGACTGCGGCACTTACCCTGACAAGGATTTTTCCTTGTCGCTTGAGGAAGCTGAAAAATACGTTAAGGATTTCAAGCCTGTGCCGTTTATGATTGCGCATAACGGGGAGCCGATCAAAAACGCTTTCCTTGAGAGCATAAAACTGGTAGGTAAAACCCTGATAGGCAAGGCAAAACTACCAGCTGCTATAGACGAGCTTATACCTGTTAAGCGCGTTTCGTGCGGCTGGCTAAAAGACTCTAAGCGACTTTCTGAGATTTCCTTCACGCCGCGTCCAAGGATACAGGATGCGGCGTTATTTATGTCCGAACAGACCCAGGCCGCGACCCCGGCCACACAACCAAACAAGGAGACAAACAACATGGCGTTAACACTTGACCAAGTGATTGCCGCGATTCGGGGGGTTGCAGCGAAAAGCGAATCCACCACGTTTTCCTCCACGGTTGAGCAGCCCGCGAACGCGACGGGTAGCGAGACTGAGGAGCTGAAGGCACTGCGCCTTCAATTGGCTAATGAGCGCAACAAGCGCATAGCAGGCGAGGCCGCAAATTTTGCGGCTAATGTAATTGCAGCGTCTAAAGCGCTGCCTGCCGAAGAGGCTGCTATCGTGTCTGCATATGTAATTGCCGCGTCCAACGATGAAAATCACGGCGCAGTCAATTTCAGCGGTACGGACATCACTGCAGTGACAGCGCTCAAAGCGCTTTTCTATGCTCGGACGCCTCACTCGCTGACCAGCGAGTTTGACTTAACCAACTTTGACAACGTCAACCTTCTCGGTTCCGTGCCTGCTGGTGTTAACTTCCAGCGCGGGAATGCTGCGAACAATGACCAGCAAAAGGTAGACGAAGCCTTCACCAAGCGAATGATTAACTTCACAAAGGAGATACCTGTCTAATGCCTACTCAATCATCTATTTATTTTTCGCTAAAGAAGCTGAATCCCGTCTATGACGCCGATTTGGCGCGGCAGCGGTCGGTAGCATTCGCCGCAAGCCAGACGATTGCCCGAGGCACGATCCTTGGCGAGTTGGCTGGTACAAACGCTGTGCAGACAGTGACCCTTGGTAGTGGAAACACTGGCGGTACGTTTACCCTGACGTATGGCGGGCAGACTACAAGCGCCATTGCATATAACGCGCTTGGTTCGGCTGTGCAGACTGCTTTTACCGCTCTTAGCAATGTTGGCACTGGTAATGTCACAGTCACAGGCTCTGCGGGCGGCCCTTACACGATCACTTTCATCGAGTCTCTTGGCAACCAGGCCGTTACTGCCGTAACTGGCGCCGGATCGCTAACTGGTGGGACTAACACGGTAACTATTGCTCAGACCACAGCTGGCGTAAATGTACCGGCGGGGACATTCAAGCCCTATGCTTCGGGCAACACCGACGGCAGCCAGACTGCAAAAGCAATTTCCGTGTACGATATTGCTACAGACTCGAACGGCAATATCTCGCTTGGTAGCAGCTCGGCATCTTTGCCGCCGATTGCAGACGGTTTGACCACGACAACCGCTCCGGTTTATGTCAACGGTGTGTTTTACACATCCGACCTAACCGGCCTGGATTCAACGTCTATTTCGAGTCTCGGCGGCAAGTTCGAGACCGGAAACATATCTGACGGCGGCATTGTCCGCATTCCGTAACCCTGACAAGGGAGAAAGGGCACTACAATGCCTATAGTTGGTACATACACATACCCTACGGCTGCGGAACTGCGAGCGATTGCTCAAGACCTGCTGCCGCGTTTAGAGGCGGATCGGCCTATCTTTGATGTTTTGCCGATCACTACCCGCAACGAAGCTAAGCTAATCTGGGAGCAGCTCGAAAACTTCCAGGGCTTGCAGAAGTATCGTGGCTATAACGGTTCGCCGCAGAAGCTCGACCAGGTCGGAATCAATCAGTTCGAGGTGACTCCCGGCGTTTACGGCGAGTATGTCGAATTAGACGAGTATCGCCTGTCGGTATCCCGCGCAGAAGGTCGATTTGGCGCGTCTGTTGACGTGTCGGAGTTGATCACAGAGCAACTGGTACGATTGCTTCAGCGTCGACTTGACCGCATCGAGTCTATTGGCTGGAACGTCCTTCAGGGCACGTATTCGGTCAGCACTGGTGGTACGCCGACTTCAACTGGCGGCGTTGTCATAACGGATTCGTATAACGTGCAGACATACAGCGCGGCTACGACGTGGGGTACATTGGCATCGGCTACACCGTTCTGGGACTTCAGTCAGGTCAAGCTCAAGCATCGAGGCCACAGCGTAAACTTTGGCACTGGTGCGAAGGCTTACATGAACATGAAGACGGCCAACAATCTTATCAACAACTCAAACAGTAGCGACTTGTTCGGTCGCCGCGTAGAGTTTGGTGGCGCGGCAATCACGTTCAACAACCTCGAGTTGGTTAACCAGGTCTTGTCTGCGAATGGCGCACCTACAATCGTTGAGTATGACAAGGGTTATTTGTCGGACGGAACAGACGGACATGCAGCTGGTACGTATGTGCCTTATATCCCTGACAACACCGTAATCGTGGTCGGTAAACGTCCGGGCGGTCAGATGGTCGGTGAGTACCGCATGGTACGCAACGCCAACAACCCGAACGACGCTCCCGGCGCGTATACGCATGTCATCGTACCGAAGGATCACCTTCCGGTATCCATCCAGGTTCACGATGGTCACAACGGCGGCCCGGTCATTCAGTATCCGTCTTCCGTCGTTGTTATGAGCGTTTAACGTTCTCTTCTCCTCTCTATAATTAGTCGGGGCGAACCCTCCCCGACACTCTTTTGGAGTTACATTATGGGACAAGTCGGATTGACTGAAACCGAATCAGTGGCGCAGATACAAGCCGACCTGTTGCTTTCTTTGTCTGATTCTAACGCCGCCATTGTTACGGCGTACTGGCAAGTTCCCAACCTGTGGGCATCCTTTGCAGACAAAGCGTCTGTTTACCCACGCTTGCAATATTACTATACTCGCCGAGCCGCTGCTCAGCAGCTCGAAGGCGCGTTGCGTCCGCTTATCGATACTGAAGCGTTAGACCAAAGCGCGAAACTCAACCAGCAATTTACCGCTGCAGTTACGATTAGACGGCAGGCATCCGAAGAGATTATGCGACTTGAAGCGATTGCAAGAGCTTCACGCGCCCCAGCCGTCGGTCAAATGACTACAACGGAAGTAAAACCTTTACGCTCGACCGGCGCATTTTCGCGATTACCGTACCCTTGGTAAACCTATGAGCACTATTATCGGTGAAGCGTTTAACCAGGCTATGGCGGCGTTCAGCGAAGTCATGGGGCAAACATTCGACTGGCTAACTGCCCCGAGCGAACCACAAACAGGAATAGCCTGCACACGGAAGCAGCTTGAACGCTCGGAAATGAACGATTTTGTGGCAGGACTTGCCGCCGATGTCGGGAACGCGGCGAACGCCGATTTTTGGATTATTCGATGCAACCCGCTGGCCTTCAATGCTGGAGCCGGGCCATTTCCACGAGAGGGCGATGAAGTTTCGTGGGATGACGCCGGTATTAGCGCACTGAAGAAGTGGAGAGTTGTAGACGCTGGAAACCCGCCGGTATATGGATCGTTGGCGTCTATTCGATTGCTTGTATTTAGGGAGGTGGCTCCACAATCGGCTCAGTTGCAAAGTTCCGGCGAGGCGAACCCGGGTAAACGCCCTCAATTCCCAGTACCAGCCAGTCAGATACAACCATCATAGGAGTAGCGATCATGTATATATGCCCAGTGTGCGGCCAACGGTTTCAGGAGCCGCCAGCTACCGGTTTTTGTGGCAGATGCCACGCAAAAGTAACGATACCTGCATCGGCATCAACTGAAACGACAGAGAGTACACAGGCGCAGAATCTAATGCAGGTCGCAATACAGCAGGTCGAATCGGCGTTGCATACATTAGAGAGCCAGGATGTCGCAAACAATAACGTTGTCAATCAGCCTGGTTAATCCGGGAGCGCTTAACGCATCCGATCTAACAGCGCTGTTAGAAGAACTGGGTGATTTGACTCCGGTACTTGAGGAAGTCGTAGCGCCTGCATTGCAGCAACAGGAACAAGAGGCGTTCCAAACTCAAGGCGTTTCAATAGGCTCACCGTGGGCAGACAACGACCCGCGATGGGTTCAGTGGAAAAGTGAACACGGGTATTCGACCGAACTTTTGCATATGACCGGTGCGCTGGCTGCTTCTATAGGTCAAAGTGGCGAGATAACGTCTAATTCTGCTCTGATAGGCACAAATATACCTTATGCTGAAAAGTTGCAGGAAGGTTTTAGCGGTCGTGCTCCAGACGGCATATTTCGGCATGTACCGCCTAGAATCTACATGGATTTAACTTCTGGTGACGCGCAGGATATAGCCGACAAAGTCGCAGAGTTTATAGCCTCTCGCGCAGGCATACCTACCGAAGAAATACTCGTGAGCGTATCGTAATGTCAAATACGTCTACTCTGTACCCGTTTAGGCAAGCTCTCAAAGGCGCATTGCGCGGCTTGATACTGACATCGGCAGTACCGCTCATAAATGCGGCACTTACGGCTAATCTAACCGGTAACGTAAACACGGCGTTAGGAGCAACGATACCGCAGTTTGGCGATGCTACCGTGGTGACGGGAGAGCAGTCCTATGTAGACCAGGAGTGCATTATAACCGTTGAAACAGTAGCGGAGACATACGGCGCAATCTCAAACGATCATTACGGAGTTGATTTTACATCGAGCATAAAGTTAAAAGCACCACTTGTCGGAGACAACGCGCCGGAGGATTATGCGCTCATAGGTGATATTGTCATTGACAACCTGCGCGATGTATTTATGACGGCTGCAAGCAATGTCATAACCCCGCAGAATAGCAGCGGGCAAGCGTTATTACCCAACGGCGGGACATTTTACCTTTGCAGGATCGTGCGCTGCATCGGGCCTATGATCAAGACGGCAGCAGCGGCCGGAACGCACACGCGAGGCGGCCAAGAGTGGTGGCAGTGGGAGATTACCCACGTTGCGCGAACAGACTTCTATTTGGGTAGACCGTTAACCTACCCGTAAACCCGAAAGGATATTCCCACATGTCAACTCCTTATTTTACATCCGGCGTCGGTCGCCCTGGTATGGATGGTTACGCACTGCTGCAGCTTGATAATGGCGGCTCACCGTCTACGGTATTTAACCCGCCTACGTCGAGCATTACGCACCGAAAGGGCTTTGCTCCTGCATACCCGCAGTTGGTTGATGCAAGCCAGGTTGCGCATAACCGCGCCTTAGGGCAGGCGCAAGGTGATTTACGGCTTCGCGGTCCGGTGCAGATTGACCGGAACTTTCAGTACATGATAGCGAACGGCTTCGGGCCGCGTTCAACCAGTTTGACTAGTCCTAGCTTGACGCCCTGGTGGGCTACTATACTGCGATCCGCTGGGGATACGGCATTTTGTTTAGCAGGGATATGGCTTGCCTCGTTTGGCATTACCGGTCAGTTCAGCATGGGTGGTAGCGGAAGCATACTAGGTTACGAGCTTCAGGGCATGGTGTTTGACCCGTCGAATGTTTCTAGCGCCGCTGCTTCATCGCTCCCGTCAACAAGCGGTACTCAGGGACTGAATATATCATCGTTTCAGGAGACGCGGTTCACGAACGGTGCAGGCTCCCCGACCACTTATGACAATATTTCGTCGTTCAATCTGATGATTCAGAACCAGCTAATCCCTATTGACGCTTCAAATACGTCAAGCACTTTAGCGGCTGCGGGAATAGCAGCAGGTGCAGCAGGGGGGGTTATCGCAGGTCGGCTTGACCTGGTGCAAAACATCGGGGCTACAAACCCGATACCTCAAACGAATGGCACAACTGGATTCAACATTATCATCGCAGACCCGGCAAGAAGCGAGATGCTAACAATTGCGTTAAGTATTTCGTACAACGCGGATGCGACTGCGGTTATGCCTGCTCAGATCAACAAGATTAATGGCTCGTATACCATATTCGGCAGCGCAAATAGCATGACATGGCCGATAGCCGCGACGTACGGCACTTACGCTTAATTTATCAACTAGGAGAACCCAACATGAACCCGATCATAGTTAACGCTGTCGCCATTAAGGGGCAATTTGTCATTCTGAAGAACGAAAATATCGCAGACATCAAGCCGGATGCGATACACAAATGGGAGTTTAACGTCAAGCCGTTTGACGGTTACGCGGCCCAGGAGTTAGGGCGCATCATGAACGCCTCGAATGTTTACAACGCTCAAGGGCTTGGCGACCAGCTTGCAATCTCAGTTACACGATCCCTCGCTCTACTTGAATCAACTTTCGAGAGCGGGGCATACTACTCTCCGGATGCTCCGGGCCTTCCCCTTAGCGTTGGCGTATTGGCCGGACTACCTGCCGCCGTGCTGGTTAGCGCAGGCAACCAGATACAGACCGGGCCACAACTCACCGAAGAAGATATTGAATCACTAAAAAACGTGCCGACGCCTGCCTAAACGCTTATTACGAGTCGTGCGGCGGTTTTCCGGCGGCCGCAGGCCGTGGCTTTGCGTTATGGTTGAAGGCGTCTACATCAGGCGACTGGGATAGGGTGCTGTCAATGCCGTATGATACCGATGTAATCGAGGCGTTATATCTGCGCACAGCCCCATGCTGGGGCTGTGCGGCTTTGAAATATACTTAGTGATACCAGCGATTATCTCTGAACTCGCGGTAATAGAGTCGTAGCCTTTGCCATATCCAGCGCAGGGCATCAAACGTAAGCTCAAAGACTAGAAACCAAAAGGCGGCTAACACACTGGCTAATTGCATAGGCTTATCCGTAGTAGAAATTATGATAGGCTATATAAATTAGCCATATAATAAGCGCTATGCCGCCAAGAACAAGGAGAGTTATTAATATCATCTCTGTAAACTCACGAAGGAAGGCTTTATTGTAAAGTTTGTCATTCTGCCTTCGAGTTTCAAATAGCTGGACGGTATTAATTCGGGATGCTATTGCTGTTTTTTTAGCTTCGTTAGGCCAATTGCTTGTGAGTATATCATAGCAAGCACCGCAAGCCTTCATATCTGGGGTCGCGTTCTTTATGTATTCGATTTCAGTGCCGCAATAGGCGCATTTAATCACTATCATTCAAAACTACCCATTTTCCGTTGTCCGATTTTGCCATAGTTATCCGACAATGAATATAATTAATTGTATCGTAAAAAATCACTTGAGCAGTATTACCTTCTCGGATTATTACGGTTTTTTTTATTGGGCAATCTTTTAGTAACTCACAATCATTCTTGTCTACACAGCTATAGTTAATAGCTGTTTGAATGATTTGGTCATGTTCGTATTTTGCATATCCAAAATATAAACCGAACGCCAATAAAGCACCGACTAAAAGTGCGATAACGATTTTCACAAGGTAGCTCCTATGTCAGATATATTCGGGAACGAAGTAAATATCAACGCATCCCCTGCACAAGCGCAGATTAACGCGCAGGCAACTGCTGACGCGCAATTACCGCCTTCGTTACAGTCTACCTCGTCCGATCAGAACTTTTCAATGGGGCCCGGGGCAATCAATGAAGACTTGCTTCGCAGGCAGATTGAACAAGAGGTAACCCAGCAATACGTCAACAACAATAGCCGATCGTTCGGTACGGCTAAGTTTTCGGCAGGGCTTGACGATGCTATTGCTTCGGCGTTATCTGATACTGCTTTTCAGGCTCGATTAGATGCCGAAAGAGCAGCGCAAACGCAACCGGGCAACCCTGGGCCTGCTTCTCTGCTTGACCTCCCAGTCCCTAGTGGTGGATATAACCGAAATGATATAGTAGTTCGTCAAAATGGAGCGTTGACTACGCCTATATGGGGCGAAACCATGCCTATGGATGAAGGCGGTTCACCTGTAGGCTCTATGGATGAGTTGCCAATAATTGAAGGAGCCTTCGGCTCTATGTCTGGCGGAGTTGGATCCCAGTCAGGCAATATAAGGTTGTCTCAGAAGCTCCTGATAGGCGGTATGGTCGCCTCGAATGGTGCAGGAAACCTTGAACGAGCATGGCATCCCGAATTAGCGGGTGAAGCATACCTGCCGGAGCAGGCTGAAGCTCAATCGTGGACTTCAGCTATCCCTACCGCTTTAGGCGCCGCTGGCGGCACTATCGGTTTTATACTAGGGGGCGGTGCATCAGCTGGCGCGGCTGCTATACCCGGAGCTATAGCCGGAACCGCTATAGGCATGTCGTTAGGCGAGACGGCTAAAAGCGCAATAGATACCTACCAGGGCGGGCATGAGTTTGATCCTGAAAAGATCGGGCAGGCGTTAAACGCAGGATTCGGCGGGAACGTACAGAATGAAGGCAAAGAGTTCGCCGAAGCGTTAAACGGGGCTAAAAATGCGATCAAGGAGTTTTCTGAAGCGGCAGGGGAAGCGGCCAGGTACACAAAGGTTGATTCGCAGGGCTATTCGACTTTGGCCTATCACGCTCAGGAAACTCTCGGGGCGTTCGGCGGCCCTCAAGCTATAAAAGCAGCGTCCGATTTTTTGGGCTCTTCTCCTCTATTTTATGAGCAGTCTCAAGATATAGCTGGTAGAAACTCAGGAGGGACGCCTTTAGGATACCAAAACGCTGCTTTAATCGCACTCACTCAGGGGGATTTCCAGTCGGCGCAGAGATTATCAGGTATAGCTCAGTCTCGCGGCGGTTCAGGCGCTTTCGGCGCATCGTTGCCGACACGTTACGCAGGCATAGAGGATGAGCGTGCGAATGAGTTAATGTATTCGTCCGGCTCTGCCATATACGGTGCGCAGTTAAGTATAGCAGCCGCATCCGGTGCAGGAGCGGGTGAAATATCGCACATAAGCGGTCTTGCTGCTGGACAAGAGCGACAGGCCGCAGGTGCCTATACTCAGCGTATAGGCCAATTGCGTGATGCTCTTGCGGCAACCAGCGCCCCAGACCAACAGCGTGCCCTGACAACGACGATAAACCAATTAGAGGCTGAGAGCGCATCCCACGAAGCGTCAGCAGCTACGGTGATGCAAAGCGCATTTCAAAACACCGTAATTCAGTCTAATGCCGTCTTTGAATCTACTCGCGCAGGTGCGCAAGCGTCAATAACCACGCAACTGCTCGGCGGGGCTAAGATAGGTGACATCAACCTAGATTCGCTATTTGGTAGTTATAGAGGTCAAATAGGCGCGTTAGACGAAAATGCCGCTAACCCTTTAGCTAACCCCGAACTGGCGGCAAGGTTACGCGGTGAGGCTTCTCAGTTATCACAGCAAAAGGCGGAGCAAGCGTACCAGTACAAAGAATTAGGCTATCAGCAAAATCTACAGTCGTTAAGTGTACCTATCGCTCAAGCTGAATCAAGTTTAGGCGTTACGCTACAGACAGGCGGCCCTTCCGAATATGCAGCAGCATTCGACGCGGTTGCCAACAGTCTTAAAAACTCTATCGCTGAATTGACAAAGCAAACGCAGGATACGTCTCAATCAACTGCCGATCTGACTATAGAGCAACGGCAACTAGCAGACAGCCAAAGGCAATTAGCGGTAATTGGAAACACTGCCGCAGTCACGACCATAAACGCGATACAAAGCCTTACAGGCTCACAAGCGTCGCAGTATATGGCATCAGGTCAAGCGGCTTTAATGACCAGCGGTAGCGGTTATGAGTTTCAAATGGATGTATCCGGCGGGATTGCGGCTCTTAACACAAGGATAGCCGACGAACGCCAGCGTTTGCCGGGTGTGATAGACCCGATGGCAAGGGCCGCGATTACTTCTGATATTGCGAAGTCTGAACTAGAAATAAAAGGACTCTACGCATCTGAAACCAACTATACACCTTCGGTGGTCGGCTTAGGAGTTTCTGCCATAACTTCGGCAGGCGAACTTCAACGCTATTCTATGGGGTTCGCTGAACCGGGATCACAACAAGATGCTCTATCTCGAATGCTTGGGGTGATACGTTCAGAATCCTCGGAATACGATAATAATGAAGCTCGTCTTAAGGCGCAGCAGGGCGGCACGTTAACTCCGGAGCAGCTTGAAAACGAAGCGCGAACCCGTCAGGGTTTCTTAACGCAAGAGGCTGGCATAGAATACCAGTCTACTGCAACCTACGCTCGTCAGCTTCCTGCCTTAACGATGGGCGGCACTTCCTTCAGTTCGCGGCTGTTACCGTCGCCTGCTCAAGCCGCTATGATGCTTGAAAACGACGGCAGGGCAGATGCCGCAGGCAGACAGTTCGGCTTTTACTCAGAGTCAACAGGTGCGCATCTTACCGCTCTTGCCCCCGGTATGTCGGCAGCCGGTATGATAGCTTCGACTGCGCAGCCTGGAAACATGACGCAAGCCGCGCTGTCAAGCGTTGGTACCGATGCGCATTC